CGACAACAAGTCCTAATACAGCAGCATTTCCATCAATAAGTGTAGATACAGCAAATCTAGCAAGTAATACTTCATTTATTACAAATCTAGTGGGAAATAATACTTTTACAACAGATATAGCAAATAATAGTAATTTTATTACAAATCTAAATTCAAATACTACTTTTGTATCTAATTTAGTAACTAATATAAATACAACAGGAGCTACAACAGTTAGTGTAGATGGAACAACAATTACAGGAGATGGTTCATCAGGTAATCCTTTAGTAGCACATACAGGGGGATCTGCTGGAGTAACTTCAGTCACAGGACTTAATACAGATAATACAAATCCAGCAACACCAATAGTTAAAATTTCAGTTGATGGAACAACAATAACAGGAGCAGGAACACCAGCAAGTCCTTTAGTTGCTCATACAGGAGGGTCAGCAGGTATCACTTCTATAAATGGAGATACAACAGCAGCACAAGTTATAACAGGAGGAACAGGTATATCAGTTAATACTACAGGAGGAACTACTACTATTACTAATACAGGTTCAGGAACAGTTAGTAAATTTGGTTCAGGTGCTGATGGAGATGTAGTCATATCAACAAATACAACTTTAACTCGTGATATGTATTATCATAATCTTACAATTAATTCTGGAGTTACTTTGAATACTCATAATTTTAAAGTTTATTATTCAGGAACTTTAGCAGGAACTGGAACTATTAGTGCTGATGGAGAGGGACAACAAAGACAAGAAAACACTACCGATGTAAATTTATATACAACACCTGTATTTTATGGAGGAGGTTTTGGAGGAAATAATGGTAGTTCAACTGCAGGTCCTAAAACTATTATAATACCAACAATCAAAGATATTCTTTACTTTAATACTTTAACTTCTGCTGTATCTTCAACAATACCTACACAAGTAATTGGTGGAGCAAGAGGAGATGGTAATACAAGTGGATTTGGAGGAAGCACAACAAATAATGGAGGTGGTTGTGTATTCTTAGCAGGACATATAACTACATTCACAGGAATAATATCAGCTAAAGGGAATGATGCAGGTCCAAGTTTCTCAACAGGTGGTGGAGGTGGAGTAATAATCCATGTAACTGATACAACACCATCAACTTATACAACAGTAGTAACAGGAGGAAATGCAGGAAATGGTGGTGGAATAGGAGATGGACAATCTGGTCATGCTTATCTAATAAATCTATAAAACTATGCAACCAACAACTACATCAAACAGTACAGTACTAACAAATATATGGCAGTAACCTATAAGAAAAGTGGAGAAATTATAATAGATGGTATAGCGAATGGAATAGCAGATAATCCTTATGATGGTATTGCTGATATGAGAAATATAAATATCGTATCAATTCCTAAAGAGGGAAATTTAAATTTCTCAATGACAAAAGTATCATCAGGAACAAGTCCAGCAATGGGTAAATCTATGTATTCTTGCACTTCTATTCTTGCAGGTAATTTTATTGTAGATAATAATGGTTATGTATGGGGAGATAGGACTAATTCAGGAACTTATACATATCAAGGAAATACACCAGAGGGTTCAGGATTTTCAACAGGAAATGGTATTGCTTGTTTTGAAGATAGAATAAATAATTATTCTTATATCTTTGTTTTTTCAGCAAATAAAATTGATTATGCAAAAGTGGATGGAATAGGAAATATAACTTGGTTTTATGGCTGGAATCCAGCAGATGGATCATCAACAGGAACAATAAACATATTTAAAGTTAATACAACAGGAGCAAATCATTCAACTTGTGTTTATACTGATGGAACTTTATATTTTTGTGATGGAAATTGGATAGGACAATTAGCAAAAAATAATACAAATCCATCAACAGCTTTTGACCCATCAAATACTTCAACTTATATATATAGCGAAAATCCTGTGATACCTCAAAATGATACAGCAACTTGTTTACAATATTTAGGTTCAACTTTATTAATAGGAGGTAGTAGAAATATTATTTATCCTTGGGATAGAACTATCACTATTACAGGACAAACATTACAAGCATTATATGAAACTCCTATTGTTTTAGCTGAAGTAGGTATTTATAATATGATAACTGTAAATACTAATACTTATGTTTTTGCGGGAAATAGAGGAAGAATATATATAACAAATGGATCTCGTGCTGATTTATATAAAAAGATACCAGACCATATAACAGGAACAGTAGAACCTTATTATCAATGGGGAGGAGCTGTATCAATTAAAAATCAATTATACTTTTCATTTTTAACTACAACAAATAGTGGAACACCAATAACAACTTGTGGTGGTATATGGGCTATTGATTTATCAAGTCAAAATTATAACTTTGCTTCAGGTTCAACACTTCCAACTTCTCTAAGAATGTCTAATCAATTATCTTATGGAACATATAATGGTTATGCTTCTGTTTTAACTACATCAATAACAAATAATGGAGCAGGACTTTTAGCAGGATGGTCAGATGGAGCAGGTAGTTATGGTATAGATGTAGGACAATCTGTTTTATATGGAACAGGAACAATAGATTTTGATTTAATACCAATAGGAACATATTTTAATCCAACAACAGGAGGAACTATTGAATTTAAAGTATCTCAACCAACTATTGCAGATAATCAAATTAAATTACAATATAGACAAGATTTTAATTCTGCTTTTCAAGATCTAGACTCTAGTAAAGTAATACCAGCAGGTTCAATATCAGGTGCTTATGAAAGTGTTACTTTTGAAAAATCTCAATGGCTACAATTAAGAGCAGTTTTAACAGGAGGAACAAATGCTTTTGGACATTTAACTGAAATAAGAATAAATCCATAATATGGAACAAAATAAATTATGAATGAGCAACAAGTTCAAAATATAATAGAAAGAACTTTACAATCTAATCAATTTAGGGGGTCTAAAATACCTTTCCATATTCACGATGGTGTAGATAGTCCTAAAATAAAAGCAAGTAATTTAATAGGTTCTTTTAATTGGACTTCTCTTTCAGGAATACAAGAAAGACCTGTTATAAGGACTTTGGATGGCTCAATTACATTGACTGTATCAACTAGTCCTAATTCTTATGTAATGCCTTATAATGGGCAAATCTTAAGTCTAGGGGCTACTACAGATACATCAGGTAGTGGGAATACTGTTATAGATATAAAAAAGAATGGAACAAGTATTTTATCAACTAAAATAACTATTGCATCAGGAGCAACAACTTCAAGAACAAATGGAACTCAACCTATTATATCTTCCAATACTTTTTCAATAGGAGATATTTTAACTTTTAATGTTATTTCAATACCAACAGGTGGAGGAGCAACAGTTCCAAAAGGTTTATCAATTTTCTTAAATACTATAATCAACCCATAAAATAAAACATGCTATAATAAAAATATGAAAAGTTATACAACACTCATAAACTCCTATATAGATAAGTCTTTAAATAAATCTAATGATAATGTTACTCGTGGAACAGGTTTAATTAATGATGCTCACAGAAGATTTCTTGAAAAATACTTTTTTAATGAAAACTCTACAACAATTTTAACAGTAGCACAACAACAATCATATAATTTACCTTATGATTTTTCTCAATTAAAAACAGGAACAATTACAATAGGTTCTTTAAAATGGACTCCAACAGAAATATTAACTCGTAGAGATTGGGATATTTTAAATACAATGCAATTATATGCAGATATTCCTAATAATTACTATATTTATGGGGGTAAATTCAACATCTTTCCAATACCATCAACAACAGGAAATACAATAACTTTTAATTATAAAAGAAGAACACCAGATCTAAATATTGCAGATTATGCAACAGGAACAATATCAGTGACAAATAATAGTGCAGTAATGACAGGATCTGGAACAGCATTTTTAACTACATTCTTACCAGCAGCAGGAGATGTTACTTTAAAAAATTTATGGATAAAAATAACACCTCCAAAAGGTTTTGATACTTGGTATCAAATTCAAAGTATTCAAAGTGATACTCAATTAACTTTAGTAAATCCTTATCAAGAAACAACAGTATCAGGAGCTTCATATATAATAGGTCAAATGCCTTTATTACTAGAAGATTATCACGATGTTTTAGTTTTTGATGCTCTAGTAACTTATTATTCAACAATAGACAAAGTAAAAACAGAAGAATATAAAGAAAGAAGAAAAGAAATTACAGACTTAATGGATGATTATGTAGGAAAGAAATCTCTCAATGTTAATTTGGCTAGTCCAAATATTGGGCGAAATCCAAATCTTTATCAAAATAATATAGGAAATTAAAAATATGGCATCATCAGCATTTACAAATCAAGGAGCAACACAACAAAAAAGTATTTTTGGTAATACTCAAAATTCAGCACCAAATACAGCACAACCTAATGCTTTACAAGGTTTTTTAAATAGATTTACAGGAGCAAATAATCCTGCTAAAAATAGTGTAGTTCAACCACAAGCACCTACAATTCCAACAACAGTTAATACAGGTAATTCTAATACAGGTTCAAATACAAATAATAATAATTATAATAATACAGGAAACAATACAGGAAACAATACAGGAAACAATACAGGAAACAATACAGGAAACAATACAGGAAACAATACAGGATATATAAGTTCATCTCCAGTAAATACAGGAAATAGTGGTTTATTTAATCAAGGAGCAACAGCTTTAATCAATACAGATGCAAATAATCCAGCAGTTGCTTCAGCACAAAGTAATCTTCAAAATGTATATAATGATGAATTAAATGCTAGAAAAAATCTATATTATAGTCCAACAGATAAAACTTATGGAACAGGAGAAGCTAATGCTTTAAATACTTTATACGCAAATAGAGAAGCACAAGCACAAGGACAAGTTCAATCTGCTCTAACAGCTCAACAAAATCAAATTGCAGGACAAACAGCAGGAGTTAATGCAGTTAAACCAATAACAGGAATTAATCCAGGAACAGCAGTATATTCTCCAGCAGAAAATAAATATATTCAATCTGCAAATCCTTTCCAAGCAGGACAAGTAGCAGCACAAACAGAGTTAGGAGCAAAATCTCAAACAAATCAAACAGCAATAAAATCGGCTGATAATTTAACTTCACAATTCAAAGATTTATTAGTTTCAAATAATAAACTTAATCCTAGTGATATTTCAGGAATAAATAAAGCAGTTCAATTTATAGCAACAAATACAAATGATCCAAGTTATCCTATTTTAAATAGTTATTTAACTAATATAGCAACACAATATGCAGGACCTTTAGGAACTGATGCAGCAACATTAGAAAAGACAGCATTAAATAATTTACAATCAGGACAAAGTATAGACCAAGTTATTAATGCTTGGAAAAATCAAGCACAAGCAGTTAATGCAGGTATTAACTCAACTAATAATGCAAATACAGGAACTTCAACAGGAGGTTCAGGTTTTGGATGGAATGGATAAAAAATATGGATAATACACAAACACAAAATAATACAGGAACAGATAAAGATGCTTTAAATTTAACTCATGCTATTGCTTTATCTGAAACAGGAGATAATGGAAAACCTAATTATAATGCTGTTGGTGCTAGTGGAGAAAAAGGTGCTTATCAATGGATGCCTGGAAATTATGAAAAAGATGCACAAGATGCAGGCTTTGATCCTAGTGATTTTTCTCCAGCAACACAAGATAAAGTTGCTTATGCAAAGATAAAGAAATTAAAAGATCAAGGATATGATCCAGGACAAATTGCTTCCTTATGGAATAGTGGAGATCCTAATAACTGGCAAAATCATAGTGGAGTAAATCAATATGGGGTTGCTTATGATACTCCAGGATATGTTCAAAAAGTAAAACAAAATTATCAAAAAATTATTGGTGGATATAATCCAACACCTTATTCTAATAATCAAACTTCAGGAGATGATACACAGGATAATCAAAATCAACCGGATAATGCTTTAACATCAGTTTTAAAATTTGGTAATTTTCTATTTCCTATTGCAGGAGATATATATAATGATTTCACAGGTAAAAATAATAAAACTGCTTTACAACAAACAGGAGATTTAGCATTATCAGCATTACCTTTTATTCCAGGTTTAGGAGAAGTAGGAGAGGGTGCTAAAGCAGGAGTTAGAGCAGCAGAATTAGGCACAGAACTAGCAGGACAAGGAGCAGAACAAGTTGCTAAAACAGGTTTATCAAAGTTTATAGCAAATCCTATTGTAAAAAATGCAGCAGTAGGATATGGAGCAGGTATAGCAAATAATTTATCTCAAGGAAAAAGTATTGGAGAGTCTGTCGGTCCAAATGTAAATACTTTAGGTGGTGCTGTTTTAGGAGGTGGAACTTCTGCTTTATTAGATAATTTAGGAGGTATAAGAACTTCATTATCAGGAATAGATCCACAAATAGAGAATGAACTTAAGGATTATGCTTTAGAAAAAAATCCTGAAAATTTAGCACAATATAATAAATATATAAATGCTACAAAAGACTTTAATCAACATTTAAGAGGAACATCAGCATATACAACAGCTGCTAATAGTCTTGATGATGCAGCATTAAAAGTTACTGAAGCAAGAAAAGCAGCAGGTAGTATTATAGGTCAAATAAAAAATTCTCCTGTAGGTTCTCAACCTTTACAGGATATTACACCTGTTATAGATAATTTTAATAAACAATTAGAAGAAACATTTGGAAGAAGATTTGAATATGATGAAAATGGTAATTTAGTACAAAAAAATATATCAGGTAGAAATGTAAAACTATCTTCTAAAGATGAGGATAGATTAGCAGAAATATTTAATACTTTAAATAAATTGAAAACAGGAACTATTGCACAAGCTTCAGATGAAGCAGGTAATTTAAGTAATTTAATTGATTATAGTAATAAAGATGATTATGGAGTAACTACTGATCCTTTAAAATCTTTAATAAAAACAACTGATGGAGGTATTAGAAATACTATAAATCAAACTTCCCCTGAATTAGCACAAGCAAATGCTAACTTTTCAGGTTATAAAAACTTAGAAAATGAGATAGCAAATATGGCTGGTAATAAATTAGATAGAGGAGAACTTTTAATGAGAAGAGTATTTTCAGGAGATAAAAGTGGAGATGTCCAAGACCTATTTGGAAAAATAAAAGATGCTACAGGAGTTGATCTTATTAAAGATGCAGTATTTGCTAAACATGCAATAAATAGTGTTGGATCAGATGCACAAAAAACTTTATTTGAAAAAATAATAGGGAAAGAAGGTAATATATCAGGAGGAGGTGGTTCTCTTGGTATGTTAATAAATGGAGGTAAATATTTAGCAAAAAAAACTTTAGCAAATCCTGAGGGTATTGGTAGAGAATTAGTTACAGGAAAGAATGTAGGATTAATAGGAAATATAGGAAAAGATATTGCAAGAAAAGGTGCAATTAAAACAGGATCAAGTCTAGGTAAATAAAAATTATCTAGGACTTAAAATTCCCCACACTATTAAGAATAAAAATATCCAACCTAAAATTTCAATCATAATAAATGTATTATATCACAAAAATTATTAAAATAAAAGCATGGTAGAATTAAATGAAAGAGAAAGAATATTGCAGTTAGAAAATAACCATAAAACACTTATGGATAAATTAGATGATATATTAAAAAGATTTAATCAATTTGAAGAAAAATTAGATAAAGCACTAGAGAAAAAAGCCGATGTTTGGGTAGAGAAAGCAATTTCTTGGGCAGTATATATAATAATGGGACTGGTTTTAACAGCCCTTATTTATTTAATTCTAAAAACTGATTTGCAAGTTCATACAAGTCTTACTCAAGGATAATTTGTGTTATAATATTTTTATGTTAGTAAAAACAAAAAATGGTTATGAGGTTTTAAGTGAGAATGGAGATAAAAAATTATCCAAATCAAACTTATCAAAATCAAAAGCCCTTAAAAGATTAAGGGAAATAGAATTTTATAAAAATAAATAAATATGACAATGATTAATCAATCAATTTTAAGTAGATTTATAAAAAGTTTTCTAGCAATATTTATAAGTCAATTAGGTATTGCTTTATCAAGTGGAGTCCAAATTCAATGGACACATGAATTTTTATTACCTTTTATTGGTAGTATTCTTTATGCATCTATAAGACTTTGGGAAACACAAAATGTTAATGCTGTAATAGCAACTTTACAAATACCAGCAACAGATGTTGCAAATAATAATAAATAATATGAATACAGTTTATTTTTCAAATATAGTTAAAAATTCAGATGGTAGTTATAATTTCTTCCAAGAAGAAAAAGATGTTAATGGAAATGTAGTTTTATCAGGAGAACAAGAAAATATCTGGTTAGATGCTAATAAAACAGTATCAGAAGCTCTTAAAACAAGAGTAGCAGATAATCTTAATGTAGTTATTCAAGGAGAAGATGAACATACAGGAGAAGCAGGATTTAATGGAGATACACAAGCAGTAGCAACAGAAGAATTAAAAGATATTGAAGCACCTGTAGAACCTTTAACAGAGGGAGAAGTTGTAGTAGCAAATCCTGATACAGAAGTCGTTGCTAAAGAAGAAATAGTGTAATCTATGAAAACTTCAAATAATGGGAAGAAGTTGATCCAGGAATTTGAGGGATGTATTTTAACTGCTTATCAAGATCAAGGTGGAGTATGGACAATCGGTTTTGGTAATACTTATTATTTAGATAATTCTCCAGTTGAAAAAGGAGATCATATTTCTTTAGAAAAAGCATTTGATTTATTTGATTTGCTTTTACCTAAATATGAAGATCCTATAAATAATTATTGTCTAGCACAGAATATAGAACTTAATCAAAATCAATTTGATGCTTTAGTATCTGCTAGATGGAATTTAGGAAATGTAAAACATCAACTAGACTCTTTTAAATTAGGTATTCTAACAAAGGAGGAATGGTGTGCATATTGTCATATAGGTATTGCTTTTAATCAAGGTTTATATAATCGTAGAGTTAAAGAATGGGAATTATTTACTACACCAGTGGAAACTATTGTAGCACCACTTAACCCTATAACTAATCAACCTATAACAGTAGATACTTATACACCTGCTCAAATTGCAATGGTAGAAAATAGTCCAGTTAAAAATGATCCTTTCTGGAAAAAAGTTATAGCATTTCTAACTAAAATAAGTATATAAATGAAATTTACTATTCAAGGAGAATTAACTGATCTTAATTCTTATATAAAAGCAGAAAGATCTAATAGATTTTTTGGTGCTTCTATTAAAAAGAAAAATACAGATGAAGTTATAAAACAATTATCTCGTAAAAGTAAAGTAGAAAAATATCCAGTATCTATTAATATTACTTGGTATGTAAAAGATTACAGAAAAGATCCAGATAATATTGCTTTTGCTAAAAAGTTTTTATTAGATGGAATGGTAAAGGCTGGAATATTAGAAAATGATACAATGAAACATATAAAAAGTTTTAATGATACATTCATTGTTGATAAAAATACTAAAATAGAAATAGAAGTGGTATAATTAGATTAATCCATAAGGAGTGAGAAATACCAACTCAGTAAAAAACTACCCAATAAAATGAGTAGTTTTTTATCTATATGAGGGATTTATCAACTTTTATAATTAAATTGAATGTAGGGGCAAATTTTGGCTTCTAGGGGTATAAAAACATCTCCATTTCTGAAGATGTTAGATTAAGTTGTATCCAGTGTTTCCGTGCCATTTGTTTACTAGAGCAAGAAAGTCATTTTCAGGTAGCCATAAAAGATTTTCTTTTACAAATCTAACTGTTGCATTTGGTTGTGTAGTATCTATTTCAATACCACAATTATCCATACCACAAATTTGAGTGATTAATACTTTTCCTCCTATAACTTTATAAGGGGTATCATAAATAATAAAATGAGGAGTGACTCCACTTATATTACCTTGATGACAAGTTTTAATTATCATATCTTCGTGGTCATGTCGCCAAACTGCAAATAAGTTTCCTGAATGTGGTCTTCCTAGTCTTGAACAAATTGGACACCATAAACTTCTGGATAGAATGATTGTGTCATCTACCTTTTTCATTGTAAATTGTTTTTAATAGTGAATAATTATGTCGTGGAATACAAACAAATTCAAGGTCTGGGTCAATCCATACTCTATTAATAATAGCAACTATTTCGTATGGGTCTTTATTTTCAAATAAAGTGTGCCATGCTTCGTGTTGTTTATTACTAACTATTGAGATATTTCTTGCTTCAGAGTTTCCACCATTTGAACGACATTTACGATGATGTTTGGTAGGATAATTTTCTTTCCTTTTCATTACATAAAATTTAAAGATCAAAAAATTTATTTACTGACTTTATTATACCATTAAAATATGGTATAGTATTTAGGAAGTAGAAATACTTCAAAAAAAGATATTTTATTATTTTTTCATAAATTTTTATAAATATACCCTGAATGTTATTTTTTAAATAACATATAAAAACACCCTTTTTGTTATTTTGGGTGTTTTTATTTAATATATTAAACTCGAGAAAGTATCTTTATGTTATCAGTCTATAAAAGGCTGTTTCGGACACTTTATCAACACATTATATCAAAATGATATAATACTGTCAATTAAAATGTTAAGAAAAGTTAAGTAAAATAGAGATATGTTATAATGAAAATATATGAAAAAATCACATATAATCCATAAATCAAAAATGTCTTTCCTTGATAAAGTAGCAGTAAAGATAACAAATGCAGTAGGAACAATGTATTGTGCTATTATCTTTGCTATATTGGCTCTTATCTCATTACCACAAGCATTATCAGGTGGGGCATTTACAACTGTATCTTGGATCTCACAGACCTTTATACAATTAGTTTTACTCTCTATCATAATGGTAGGACAGAAGTTAGAGTCACAACATTCAGAAATAAGAAGTGATCTTGATTACGAAACAAATGTAGAAGCAAAGAAAGATATTGAAAAAGTCTTAAAAGAAATAAAAGAGATTAAAAAAATGTTATAATAATATTGAGATTTATACTGATAGACAAAATCTCATTGCTCTTTACATAAAGGATCGCCATATCCTCGCTATAATAAGTTATAGATTGGCTACAATTTTAAATAGAAAAATATATATAATAATTAGTAAAAGCACACCTTAAGCAATATCTCCTTAAATCCTCTCTATCGGGGATATTGTTTTTTCTGGGGAAAACTATTTATTTGACTTTTTTTATATGATATAATAGTATCAAGCCGAAAGGTTATTCTTGCGACCTTTAATATATATCTCACTCGCAAGGAGGGATATATATTAAAGGGAAAATCATTAAAACACTTCGGCGATTAACAATCGTTAGTTTTTAATTTAATAAATATGTCAAAAAAAAGATATGTAAATGATAGTTTCTGGACTGATCCATATATAGAAAAATTAGATCCAATAGAAAAATTATGTTTTCTTTATCTTCTAACAAATCCACTTTGTAATATTGCTGGAGTATATGAGATAAGAACGAAAAGATTTGCTTTTGAAGTTGGGCTTGATATGGAAGTTGTAGAAAATATCTTAAATAGATTTATTAGAGATAATAAAATCTTAAAAGATAAAGATTGGATAATTATTATTAATCATAAAAAAAATCAATCTTTAAATCCTAGTGTTGAGGAAGGTATTATAAGAATAATAAATTCTATACCAGAAGAAATTAAATCTTTATATTTTTCTAAAGGAAAAGAGTTAAAAGAAAATATATTAAGTAAGGTTAAGTTAAGTAGAGTAGAGTTAAGTAGAGTAGAACAGACAGGGGACAGTCTGGGGTCAGACTCTAATAAAAAAGATGAGATAGCAGAAATTATTAAAGCAATGTGTGAAATAGATCCTATAAATAAAAGATATTATGGAAATACTACACAAAGAGAAGCTTGTAAATTTCTTATAGAAGAATATCAATTTGAACAGGTTATTAAAATGATTGACTGGATCAAAAATAATTTTACAAAGATATTTAATCCACCTACTTCACCACAACAACTTATGAATAGCTGGACTAGAATTATTCAGGGAGAATATTATAAAAAACAAAGTAAAAACAAAATAGAAGTAATTTAAATTTATGATATACAAAATAATTTATACAAAAGATGGACAGAAATTAAAATATCCATCAGAAAAATATACAGATTCACAAGTTAAAGAATTTTTTGGAGAAAATTTAGATAGAATTGAAATTGCAAAAATACAAGAAGAAATTAAAAAAGATCTACCAAAACTTTACTGGAAAGTTAGAATGTCTTTTGATGATGATACAGAAGATTTGATTATTGATGAAACTGAAATAGCAAAAGCATATTATATTTTTACAAAAAAAATAGATGCTGTTTTTTCTGTTGGTGCAATTAGAGGAAAAGATATAATTTCTATTCTTCCAGATTATGCTAGCTCTTTAGGCTGGAATAGAGGATATACACCTACACCAGAAGACTGGAATTATTTAAATAATAGTAAAACTACAAAATATCTTAGAGATAAATCAGAAGAATTAAAATATCTTTGTTTAGAGTCACAATCATTACAGGAATTAGAAAATAAATTTTTGTTAGATGATAGATATTTACTAAATTAAAATGCGAACAAAAGAACAAATATTAAAAAAACAAAAAGAATGGAGATCTAAAAACAAAGACAAAGTATCACAATATAATAGAAAGTATAAACAAAAATATAGACAAATATATAAAACTAAAAATGATATATATGAGTATAAATATTAGTTGGGGATAAACTACTTGCAAATAAATAAATGTGATATAATATAAACATTAATAAAAAAATATGAAATTAGAAATAAACAAAATATATAAAGTAAAAAAAGGACACGAGGGGAAGTGTAGTGTGTTTGAAGATAAGGGACATTTTGTAGAATATCTAGGAGAAGATGCTTATTGGACTGATTATTTTAATATCTTAGATAAAGATAAAAAACTTATAGTTGATTGTCAAGAGTGCTTCACAGAAGATGACTTAGAACCTTTGGAAGAGGAAACTCAATTCAAAAGAGGTGATTTAGTAGAAGTGAGTGAACATGCAGATATAATGGGTTGGGTAGAAAGAATTTACTTAGGAGAGTTAAAAGGAGATAAAAGACCTTATGTTTGTGTAGAGTATTCTGATAACGAAGCATATTTGATTAATGATGTCTATGCTATATCAAATTGGAAACACATCCGTCCTCTCAAAGTAAAAAAACAATTAACAAAAAAAGAAATAGCAAATAAATTTAATCTTAATGAAGATGAAATAGAAATAATATAAATATATGGATATACAAAAATTTTTAGATACAATGTCTGACCTTTCTATGAAAGAAAGAAATAATTATCATTTAACTTTTGGAAAGCTTATAGAAGCATTAGAAAATAATGAAAATAAGGAGGTGAACTTAGAATTTAAAGGAATAGGTGCATATCGTGGTTATTATTCAGATATGGCTCTATTAACTGAAACAGAAGGAACTGAATGTATATATGGTTCTGTAATAGAAGATAAAGATATTGGAAATTGTGTAGATACAGAAGATAATTTTTCGATAGAAAAGTTTTCAACAAATCCTAAAGAACTTGCAAAACAATTAAAATCATTAATTGGTAAATATACAGATGGTTATAAAGGTGGAGAAGTATTAATAACAGAAGATAGACCTTTATGGTTAGCAACTAATTATGGAGATTGTAGTGGAATTGCTGTAATTGGAATTGATGAAAATTTAAAACTTATTACAAAACAAATAATATTTACTAAACTAACGACTCCACCAGTCATTAAATAACTATGAGAAAAATAATAAAATTTACTATATTTGGAATGATATTATCAACATCATTTTCAGTGATTGGAATAGCAAAAGATAATCCAAATTATATACTAATTACATTGGTAGTATTAATAATAGGATTTGCAATTTTAGTGTATCAATTCTTAGATTATTCAAATTAATATGAAATATAAATGTAATTGTTTAGATACACCACATAAAAAAAATTGTAATATATGGAAAAATATAAAAAAACACAATACTTTAGTAAATGGAGAAGTGTAATAATTTTGGATTAATAACTGTTGGTTGTATAGATTATAACAAAAAATAATATGTCAGAAAACAAAACAGAGAGTAAATGGGAGGAAGAAATGCAAGAAATATTTGATGATAACTTTAATGAAACTTTATGGGCAACAGAAGAAAGTAATGAAGTAATGAGAGTTAGTTTAGATGAATATATAAAAGCTGTAGAACCTATAATGTTTAACTTCATCTCTCGTATAGAACAAGAAGCAAGGGAAGAAGAGAGGAGGAAGACAAGAGAACATTTTGAAGGAGAAATTATTATTGAAGAGGAAAAAGGTCAATTTTCTCTTCATACAGACGGATATAACCAAGCATTAGAAGAAGTTGTAGATTATTTAAAATAAAACTATGGACTTAAATAAAATAGATGAGGAGTTTAAAGAAGAATTTAGAAACTTAAATTATTGTGAATGTGGTGCTTGTGGAGTTGCACCTTTTACTGATATTTTAGAATGGGTTCACTCCAAACTAAAAGAAGCATACGAAAAAGGAAAGGAAGATGCATATGAATTAATAGGACAACAGTATGAAGTATCAAAAAGAATTGAAAATAAACTTCGCCTCCAAACCTTAGAAGAAGTGGAGAAGAAGATAGGGGAAATAGTAAAAGGTAAAAAATATAGTGATGAATTGTTTTTATTTATTAGAGACTTTTTACAAACAATAAAAGAACTTAAAAAAAGTATGATAGAAATTAAATCTAAATTCAATGGTTGGAGAGAAGTTGGTTATGAGGAAGCATTAGAATATGCAAAATGGAAATTAAAAGCCATTACTATGGGAAAATCAGAACAAGAAAGATTAGATATGATAAATTTGAATTTAAGAGGTGTTCAATTTACATTAAATGAAATAATATGAGTGGAATTATTTTAGATGGAAATAAAGAAACAGCAAAAACATTAAATCAATTAGCTAGAGAGCAAATGAAAGCTAAATTGTTATCTGATATATTAATTGATTTAAATATATGTGAAATTGAGGGTTGGGATAAAAAAGAATACATTGAAGATTTATTACAAACAATAAAAGAGATGAAGAAATAATATGAAAAAATATAAAGAACTATATAATAAATTTAAACAAGTTAGAGACTATCCTAATTACAATAATAGAAAGTTAAGATTTTTTGATAAAAGATATTACATTGTCTTTATCAGTGCTATAAAGATAACTTACCAAGAATGGAAGTTTATGCACGAAAGATGTGCCTATTGTGGATGGTATTTACACCCTCAAAGATTATTTGATAATGTATCAGCACCAATGAAAATGGTTTATTGGCAAGAAGATGATGGAAGATTTGTATGTAGTAAATGTCATTATCTCAATAGAGAATTAAATAAGATGAAGAAATAGATAAATTTATGATCAAAGTAGAAAAACAACAATTTATAAAAGATTTAAAAGAAAAATTAGGACATCTAAAAAGAATAAAGGAGATTAAATTTGCAGAAAAAAGATTAAAACTACCACCAATTCCTGATGGTTTAGAAAAAGTTATAGATAATGAATTAGAATTAGAAAAAAAAGAATACTAATATGTATAATAAAGAAAAAGCACAAATATATAGAGATCTCCATAAAGAAGAAATCAGGCTATATAATAAAAACTGGAGAGATAATCATCGTTTATATATCCGAGAATATAACAGAGAATATAATAAACAATGGAGAAAAGAAAATGGTTATCATAATGAATTAAACAGTATTAAAAGATACCCAGAAAAAGAACAAGCAAGAAAGATACTTAGAGAAGCACTAAGAAAAGGAGAGATAAAAAAAGAACCTTGTAAAGTATGTAAAGAACCGAGATCTCAAGCTCATCACGAATATTATTCAAAACCACTTGAGATTATATGGCTTTGTCCTTTACACCATAGAGAAGTAGATGAAAAACTAAGACAAAAGTTATCCCCAATTATCCACCAAAAATAGTGGAATTAAATCTTTACTTGTGATATAATAATTATATTAATAAAAATAACAAAAAATATATGACAATAAATAATTTAAACGAAGTAGAAGAAATGTGGGGAGTTAGTGGAGTTGAAGATGTAAAAGCTTACAAAAGAGTTATACATCCAATTCCTTATACATTATTTTCACACAATACTTTATCAAAAGAAATGGAAAAATTAGCACTATTAAGATTATACTAATATGGAATACGATTTAATATCTCAATACGAGCAACAACACGACCAGTTAGATGAATATTTAAGAGAAGCAACTGATGTATATGCAGACCCTATATATTCAGACGAACACGAAAGAACTTTCAATACTTATCAAAGACAACCAAGAGTAAAAGGAGTTAAAAGATATGGATATGAAGTAAAAGATGTTTTAAAAATAACACCTGATACAGATCCAGAACTTATTAAAGAATATAATAAAAATTAGTATGACAACACCAGAAAAAATAGAATTTTTAAAAGAAAATGAAATATTTGTTTTCGGTTCAAATTTAAATGGAAATCATGCAGGAGGTGCTGCGAAATTAGCACACGAAAAGTTTGGAGCAGAAACAGGAGTTGGAGAAGGACTAACAGGACAAAGTTATGCTTTCCCAACATTAAATAAAGAAATGCAAAAAGTATCTTTAGAAGATTTACAAATTTCAAGAGATTTACTTTATAGATGTGCAGACGAAAATAAGGATAAAATATTTTTACTAACAAAAGTCGGATGTGGAATTGCTGGATTTACAGAAGAAGAAATGAAAGATATTTTTAAAGGAGAAAGCCCAAAGAATATAATAATGCCAGCAGGTTGGAAAGTTATTAAGGGTTATAAAGCATTTAAAGAAGGATTAAAATGCAGAGATTTTCAATATGAGTTTGGTAAAGATTTTTATCACGAAGGAGATATTGATTTGTGTAGTAGTGGATTTCACTTTTGTAAATCATTAGGAGATGTCTATCAATATTATCCTTTATATGAAAATCCTATTGTATGTGAAATAGAAAGTGAAGGAGAAGTTATCGATGAAGATAATCAAGAAAAATCAGTAACAAATCATATTCGTATAGTTAGAATGTTAAACGCAGAAGAAAAATTAAATAATAATGGCTTAAATAATCTCGGACACAGTAACACTGGACACTGGAACACTGGACACAGTAACACTGGAGACAGGAACACTGGACACAGTAACACTGGAGACAGTAACACTGGACACTGGAACACTGGACACAGTAACACTGGAGACAGTAACACTGGACACAGTAACACTGGAGACAGGAACACTGGACACTGGAACACTGGACACAGTAACACTGGAGACAGGAACACTGGACACTGGAACACTGGACACAGTAACACTGGACACAGTAACACTGGACACAGTAACACTGGAGACAGGAACACTGGACACAGGAACACTGGACACAGTAACACTGGACACTGGAACACTGGACACAGTAACACTGGAGACAGGAACACTGGACACAGTAACACTGGAGACAGTAACACTGGAGACAGGAACACTGGACACAGTAACACTGGAGACAGGAACACTGGACACAGTAACACTGGACACTGGAACACTACAAATTTTAATACAGGTTCATTTAATACAAAGGAAGTAAAAGAAATATTAGTCTTTAATAAACTATGTAGTAAGGAAATATGGGACAAAGCTGATAAACCTTATTGTTTAATGTTTAGTGTAAATCAATGGATACCTTTTGAAGAAATGACAGACAAAGAAAAAAAAGAGATAGGAAGTTCAAAATATACAGGAGGATATATGAAAAAGTTAGATTATAAAGAAGCATTTACTAATTCAATGAAAAATGCAAGTAAAGAAGATATAGAAAAAATTAAAAATTTACCAAACTTTGATTCATATATATTTTTCGAAATATCAGGATTTAGAATATAAAATTTATACGACCTGTAAGTCGTTAAACTACAATTAACAAAAATTAAAACAAAATTATGGCAATACCACAAAACACACAAATTCCATCAGGAAAATCACAATTTATGAAGTTTAAGCAAGGAGACAACAATTTTAGAATTGTAAGCGACATTATAACAGGATGGGAAGGCTGGAAAGACAAAAAACCTTTTAGAAGAGCAGGAAATGATTGCACTATAAAAGTAGAAGAAGTAGATTTAGATAATTTCGGAAAACCAAATCGTAAATACTTCTGGGCTATGGTAGTTTGGAATTATGATGATAAACAAATACAAGTTTTAGAATTAACTCAAACTTCTATTATGAATACTCTATTTAATTTAGAGTCAAATGGAAAATGGGGAGATTTAAAAAACTACGATTTAACTATTACAAAGAAAGGGGAAAAAATGGAAACTGAATATACAATAGTTCCAAATCCAAAAGAACCCTTAAAAGAAGAAATACAAAAAGCATATACAGATAGTAAGGTAGATTTATCAAAGTTATTTGAAGGGGAATATCCAATGACTGAAGATACAGGCCACACACCTTATGCAACTGTATCTGATGAAGATATAGAAGAGATTAATCCTTCAGATATACCTTTCTAAATAATTTAGACACTTAGTGTGTCTAATCCTACCTAGATTAAAGGAAAAACCAAGAACTATCACTTGCCTTAATTTAAGTAGGCTTAGGCACATTATAAAAATATGAAAGAAAGAACAATTAGATCAATAATAGATAATCTTAGAAAGATAAGTGAAGATAAAACTATAAATTTATCTCCACAAGATTATATGAGAGAGTCCGAATATTTAGTTATCTTAGTAGAAGATGAATATAAAAAACTTGCTTTACTAGAACAACAAGTCGCACAAATGAAAGTAGATTTAAAAAGATCAGGAATAGAAAAAGCAATAGATATTAAAAATGAAGTAGAAAGCACAGATTTATATAGAGAAATGAGAATACAAGAAAGTCTTTTGAAACAAGTTTATGAAATGATTAATATTGCAAAATTACAAGCAAGATTAGTTGATACAACAATTAGAGGTAATTAATTGTGTTATAATAATTATATGTCTTATGAATTTAGTCAGGGAACAAGATTAATGTTATATAAAGAACCTTATTGTGGTCAATGTGGTAAAAACTCAAATGCAATGCTTTCTCTCCACCACATAAATTCGAGAACATCAGACAGTCCATTCAATGGAATATATCTTTGTTATAAATGTCATGATAAAGTAACAATGAGTAAATCAGAACAAATATCATTTATTAAAAAGACTTGGAAGAATATACACGATAATCAACCTGACTATAAACTAATAGAAAATGATCTAGACTTTTTTAAACTAATGGCTAAAAAATGGGGAATGACAGTATTACAATTTTTAAAACTTATATGAAACAAGTTTATAAACAAACTATGAAAATAGAAAAACAAATATACAAAAAGAGTAGTGATAAATTCATAGAAGATTTAAAGTTATTTGATTTAAAAGCACAGCATAGTCTATATATGAAAGCATGGAGAAAGAAAGATACAAAAGAAATGGCTAAATATAAAGCAGGAAATAGTGCATATTGTAATTATCTCTATCATAATAACCCAAATATTAGAACATATTTAAAAGCAAAGAGTAAAGAGGCATATTCAAAAATAAAGGCAAAAAAAATGGTATAATAACTATATGTTGAAAAGCATAGCAACCTTATTGCTTTTAAGTTCGCTAACGATAGCAAATGCAGTAACCATATCGGCAAACTCTACAAATATTTTAACCGAGTATAAAAAAGAGGAAAGTTGCCAAAAGACTCTGGCAAGTCTAGGAATAAAAAATACTTGTTCAGAAGTGAAAAAGGTTATTAATGCTTTTAATAAAGACCCTATAATGGTAGCAGTAATACTTCAAGAGTCTTATTTTAATCCTAATGCTATTAATCATAATAAAAATGGAACAGTTGATAGAGGTATCCTACAAATTAATAGTGCTTATTATAAACCAGATGGAAACCTAGATCATACATTGGCTTATGCTAAAACTCTAAAAATAACAAATTGGTGTGCATATACTTCAGGAGCATACAAAAAGCACCTTTTAATAGCGAAGAGATTAATTAATCTAAATTAATGAAAAAGAAACAAAGATATCCCCAAGTTATACAGATAACTTATGTAAAAACAAAGAAAGGATGTGTTATAATAACTAATATATAAAGATAACTTTATATAATTTAATCAAATAATGAATAATTAATAAAATTATGAACTACACAGCAGAACAAAGAAAAGATATTGATGAGAGAATTTTAGCAGTTAATAAATTTATAACTGATAATCAATTAGTATTACAATCAATTCCATTTTTCCAAGCAGGAGAGCAAGATAAAGATGGAAATTTAGGATTTAATTTTAAATTAAGAATGGTTTTACAAGATACAAAATATGTGGCTATTCCAAAAGAAGAAACAACAACAGGAGAAGAAACAAAATAAAAAGGCTATTATTATTAAAAAACCAGTAGATATATTTAAAGGAATTATATGATAAAACCATTTGGAAATCAGATTTTAATAGAACCACATAAAAAAGAAAGTATCATTCAAGACGAAAACTCTCTTTTAGAATATGGAACAGTTGTTGAAATAGGAGATAAAGTAGAAGTGATTAAAAAAGGAGATGTAATTGCTTTTCTTATCTGGGGAGTAAATAAAATAGAAATAGATAATAAAACTTATTATTTTATAAACGAAGATGATAAGTTTATTCTAGGCAATGTTTATGAATAGTTATTGGGGAAAAAGCCAATGTATAGGAACTTGGCTACATAAATTTCATATATATTTAGAAACACCACAAGGAGTTGCAGAGATCTGTGAAAGATGTAAAGAAAGAGTTTATTTTCCGGTAAGAAATGGAACAATACAGAATGAGGAATATTTAAACTGGCACAAAAGAGATTTTTTATTCCCACAACATCCATATTTTAAGCACGAATACAACAAAAATTATGCAAAATAATATAGCAAAAGTAGATGGAGTTAGAGCAGGTATTAAACTTGCTAGTGATTTAATTAGACCTACTTATGGACCAAATGGAACAAATGTAATAATAGGAACTGATGAATACCCATATAATATGATAAGTAATGATGCTTTTACTATCATAAAAAATATACATACAACAGATCCTACTGAAATATTAGGATTAAACCTATATAAAGAATTAATGGATCGTCAAAATTCTATTGGAGGAGATGGAAGAAAAACAACAGCAATAATAGCAGATAAACTTTTAGATATTTCTTTTAATTCAGAAATGCCTAAAATCCAATTAAAAAAAGAATTAGATACAGCAATAGATTATATAGACTCAATGATTAATGCTTATACAAAGGAGATGGTTATTGAAGATATTTATTCAGTAGCAAAAGTATCAAGTGAAAGTGAAGAGATAGCAAATATGTTGCAAGAAGTATATACAGAGATACGACAAGATGGAGTAATAGAGATAGAGGCCTCAAATACACCAGAAACATCATTTAATCTTATTAATGGAACTAGATTTATGAATTTAGGATATATAACACCAGCTTTTGCAAATGATGGTAAAAAAGCAGTATATGAAAATCCTAGAATTTTAATAACAAAACAAAAGATAAACTCTATAAAAGATATAGAAAGTCTTTTAAATGGATTGTCTAATACTAATCAAAGTCTAGTTATCCTATCAAATGATATAGACAATGAAGTTGCTATTAAGTTAATTAATACTCATGTAGCAAAAAGATTAAAAATACTTATTTTAAAACCTCCAGTATTATGGAAAGATGGAATATTTGAAGATTTTGCAAAATGTACAGGATCAACAATTATAGATAAAGGTTTAGGATATTCTCTAGATAAATTAAAAGATGAATATTTAGGAACTTGTGAAAAATTAATCACAGACCAAGAAGAAACTATTTTATTAGGTATTCAAGATATATCAGAACATATAAACGAATTAAAAGAAAAAGGAGATAATGAAAGTCTATTAAGAGTAAATTGGTTATCAAATAAAACAGTAAAAATTAGAATAGGAGGAAATAGTGAGCAAGATATTTATTATAAAAGAATGAAATGTCAGGATGCAGTAAATTCCTGTAAAAGTGCTCTAAAAGGAGGAGTTATTTTAGGTAGTGGTATTACACTCAAAAAAGTAGCAGAAACCTTACCAGAAAGCAATTTTGGACTTAGAGAGTCACTTATAGAGCCTTATATACAATTATGTATAAATGCAGGAGTAGAAAGTTTAGAAATAGATAATATTTATGACTCTGCTTATGTAATAAAACAAGCAGTAAGAAATGCAATTGGTTTAGCATCAACTGTTTTAACAATAGGATCTGCTTTACCTATAATCAAAGAATAATATGAAAAAAACACAATGTGAAGTATGCTTAAAAGATAAATGGTTTGTAAAACAAAGAAAGTTTTATGCAGATCAAGTATCAAAAGCACCAATTACAAGTTTAAATAAGATGTGTAGAAGTTGTTATAAAAAAACATTAGAAATAATAAAAAAAATATAAATATGTTTAATAGTAAATTAGATAATTTTATAAAAATAAAAAATAGAGAAGAATTTTTAAAAGCAAGAGAAAAAGAAAGTAAAGAATTATCAGGAAAAATTAATAAACTATTTAAAAAATAAATATATGAATGAAAACCTATTTACAACACTAAAAGTAAAAGTAATATCTCAAATGATATTTAATACTGATTTAGGAAAACTAGAAAAAAACTGGAGAAAAGGAGAAAATGATTATTACTATACTCTAGATAGTGTAATACTAGATAAAGAAACATCTAAAAAACTAGATGATTTATTAAAATAAAATGACAATAGAAGTTAAAACTAAAATAAAAATAAGAAAATGTCCAAAATGTTTTAATATATGGTTTAGAAAAGTTTTAATTAAAAATGGAGAAGAAATAGAAAAAGGAATATTTAGTAAAGAAGATGGTAAAATATGGAGTGATATGTACAAAAATTTACCAAAAGAAATTTGCTTTAAATGTAAAAATAATTAAAATAAAACATGGCAGAAAAGATATTAACACCACAACAAGAACTATTCTTGGAAAGATATACTAATCCTAAATCTCCTACTTTTAGTAATGCTAAACAATCTGCTTTACTAGCAGGATATACAGAAGATTATGCAGATAACTTGACAAGTCTTATGCCAGATTGGCTATCGGAAAATATAGGGGATGCAAGATTAATACAAAAAGCATATAAAAACTTAGATAAAGCACTTGAGGGACTATTAGATGATCCAGAAAAAGGAGCAAAGATTATTCAGTATAAAGCTAGTGAATTTACCTTAAAGAATAGACAGAATGATAAATTTGGAGATAAAAAGAATATTGATATTACAACCAAAGGAGAGAAGATAGTTATGAATGAAGAAGTAAAAGAAATAGCAAATGAATATGAGCAGAAATTAAAAGAGAAATTATAAAATGAAACTAGACCAAATATCCTTATTATCATTCCTAGTAAATAACCAGATTAAAAATGAAACTGGAGATATACTAGACTTTAAAAAGTATAGGTTTATGTTTGATATATATACAGATAGGTCTAGATTTATGACTTGTATGAAGTCAGCGCAAATAGGTTTCACGACTTATGAGATATTTAAATCAGCTCATCAATGTAAAAATGAGGGTATAGATATTATATATGTTCTACCTACAGCAGATGATGTTAATAAATTCTCAGGAGGTAAAACAAATAAAATACTCGCACAAAATCCTATAATGCAAGAATGGACTAAAGATAAGGATAGTATAGAACAAAAACAATTTGGAGATAATACTATTTATTATCAAGGATCTTGGACTACAAGAGTAGCATTGATGATTACAGCTAAGAAACTAATCGTGGATGAATATGATAGATGTAAGCCAGAGATAGTGGAACAGTATGATAGTCGTTTGCAATCAGTAGCAGATCCACAAAAAGCTTTCTTTTCCAATCCATCTAAACCAGACTTTGGAGTGCATATTTGGTATCAAAAATCAGATGAGAAGAAATGGAATATAACTCATTCTTGTGGTAAAAGGTTCATAATGGATGAAAGTTGTATAGACTATAAAAAGGAGATATATAAATGTCCTTTCTGTTTAGGAGAGATAACAGATGAAGAAAGAAATGCAGGGAATTGGTATGATAAAGATGATAGAAAATGGGATGGTAAATTGAATGAAAAATATCAATGGTCTGGATGGTGGATACCTTTATGGATAGCCCCTTGGATGTCAGCTCACAAGATAGCCGAGATGAAGAGAGAAAAGAGTGCTGAATACTTTGCAAACTTTGTGGCAGGACTACCTTATTTAAACACTAATGATGCTCTATCAATGCCTCTATTAGTGAATAATCTAGTAAATAGAATAAACGACCAGACAGGTAGAATTATAATTGGAGTGGATACAGGCCATAATATCCATTATGTTTTAATGAATAAACAAGGCTTGTTTTATCATGGATATATAAATTCAATAGAAGAAAACGAACAATCAGAAAGACCAATACCTAATTATGATCCTTATGATGAACTAGATAGACTAATGCAAAGATTTCCTAGAAGTATAATGGTAGCAGATCAAGGAGGAGATTTAATAGGAATAAGAAAACTACAAAACAAATATAAAGGTAGAGTATTCTTATGTTGGTTTACAAAAGAAACTAAAACAAAGACTTTAATAAGATGGGGAGAAAATGAAGAATTTGGTAAAGTCCTAGCAGATAGAAATAGAGTAATGCAAGTAATAGTAGATGAGATAAAAGAAAAGAGATTTCCTATATGGGGAACACTTGAAGACTGGACTCCTTATTTTGAGCATTGTTTAAATATATATAGAGTAAGAGAAGAACAAGGACAAGAGGGAGATCCACAATATAACTGGAGATGGGTATGGAAAAGAAAAGGACCAGACCATAAATTCCTAGCAACAGTATATGCTCGTATAGGTTTAGATAGGTTCGGTGGAGATATGGCTGAAATAGTATCAGATGCACAAGCCTTTCCAGTAGCAGGAAAACAACCAATAATTCCTAAAAAATATAGAGGATTACATAATCCTGTAAATATATAATTATGATACAAGAAGAAACAAAGATATTCCTAAATCCTGAAGATGTTGAATTATTTAAAATCTTTATGGAAAATTATGAAACTGTAAAAGCATTAAATAGTAGTGGAGCATTTAATGTTGGATATGGAAAAGTAATAATGAATTATGCAGGAAATATTTTACAAAATATAACAATAGAAGAAATTAAATATAAGAAGTAAATACTTGACTTATAAAAATGTGTTATACTAATTAAAAGTAAATAATAAATTCCAACTGAACATACAGAGGAATACCAAACAAATAGGTATTTCTCTTTTTATTTTAAAAAACAATTATGATCGAGCCATTCCAACTTAATATTGAAGCAGTAAATAACTTAGTATCATCAAGAGAAAATAAGACTGTTGGTGGTAATTCTAGTGATGATATAGGTGCTTTAGAAGATACTTATGCCTTAGACATGAAAGATGAGGAACTTTTAGAACTTGATAAGAATTGGAGAACTAAATATAGTCCTTATGAAGCAAAGATAACACCTAGACAGAAAAGAAATAAAAAATATTATACAGGTATTTTAAATGAAGATGATAATGCTCCTACAAGTTCAAATGTAATTTTTGAGTCACAAGAAACCTTTATACCTCAAGCTTTAGCACAAAATCCTGAACCAGTAGTCTATTCAGATAATACAGAAGAGGGAAAGCAAGCATCAGATGCAGTAAAAACAATGCTTAGATACCATGCTGACGAACTAGTTTTAAATAAAGTTTTAGGAGTAATGTTAAGACATTGGAGTATATATTTTATAGGAATTGTAAAACATGGATGGGATAAGAAAGCTAATGATATTACTCTAAAAGTTAGAAATCCTAAAAACTTTATGTTTGATCCTGAAGGATATATAGATGCAAAAGGATGTTTTGTAGGAGAATTTCTAGGAGAGAAGATACCATCAACAGCAAAAGAATTAATTGCTTTATTCCCAGATAAGAAAGATTTTATAACAGTATCAGTAGCTGGAAAATTAGGAACACAATGTATTAGAACAGAATGGTGGACAGATGAATTTTGTTTTACAACTTTTAATGGAGAAGTATTAGAGAAACATAAAAACGAGTTCTTTAATTATGGAACAGAAGAAGCAGGAATAGATGAAGATGGAGAAGAAACAATAGTTAAAAAAGATGGAATAAATCATTTTTCACATCCTCAAATGCCTTATACATTTTTAAGTATATTCTCTTTACAAGAAACACCTCACGATATGACAAACTTGATAGAACAAAATATCAAGAACCAAGAGAGAATATCAGATAGAGATAATCAAGTAGATAAGAACTTAAGAAGTGGTAATAACTCTTTGATTATAGATCCTAATTATGCAGACCAAGAAACAGCAAGGGAAGTAGCACAAGCAGTAGAAAATGGAGATCCTGTCTTAGTAGATCCTAAAGGAGTTACTAGAATACCAGCATCTGCTTTACCAAGTGGAATATTAGAAGCGCAGGAAGTAGCAAAAGATAGTCTAAGAGCAACATTTGGAGTTCAAGGTTTATCAACAGATAGACAAACAACAGATACAACAGCAAGAGGACAGATATTAAATCAAAGCCATGATGCAACAAGAATTGGAGGAGGAGTTGGTAGTGCTTTAGAGCAAGTAGCAGACTCTATCTTTAATTTCCAATTACAAATGTATTATGTATTTTATGATGAACCTCATTATGCAGCAGTTTTAGGAACCGGTGCAGCAGTAAATTATATTCAACTAGAAATGTCAGATCCTAAAAGACAATTTGTAGTTACTGTAATGCCTGACTCAATGACACCTAAAGATGAGATTACAGAACAAAATCAAGCAATTAATTTAGCAAATAGTGGATGGTTAGATCCTATTAATCTATATAAAAAGTTAAATGATCCTAACCCAATGGAAACAGCAAAGATGGTCACATTATTCAAAGTTAGTCCTGAATTATATATGCAAACATTCTTTCCTGAGAACCAACCAGTAATAGGTCCAGGAGCAAATCCTAATCCTCTTAATATGCCTCCTGTGCAACCACAAGGGGAGGGAAGTTTAGGAGCACCACCTGCTTCACCAGCACTTTCACAAGTGCCCTTAGAACCAACAGGTGCATCATTACCAAAATAAATAAAAATATGAAATTTGAAAATTCAAAATTAGATAAAAAATTAGATAAAGAAATGTCTAAAAAATCTTCTTTCTCTAAAGTTCTTAAAAGAGAATTATATGACAGAGATAGTAAAGCAGAGGGAAGATTTGCAACTAAAGCAGACAGAAAAAAAGACTCTTATTTAAGTGCTGATTCTAAAGTTTATAAAAAATAAATAAACAACTCTTGTTTCTCGGTTCAGAGTATAAAGATAACAACCTGTGTAAATCTTTACAACTAATATAGGTTCTCCTGATCGTACCTGAAACGACTTGTAAAAAAATATTATGCCAAAAGAAACCAATGTTTTAGATGAATTTTTAGGAAATGTAGAAGAAAATAATGATTTTGCACAACCTGAAAAAAACCCCTTAGATGTTACTGAAAAAGTAATTGAAAATACACAGGAGGGAGAAAGTGAGGAAAAGAAACCTGAAAGAATACCTTTCGCAAAAGACCCTAAAGTCCAAAAGTTTATTGAAAAAGAACTTAATAAAAGACTAGCAGAATTTGAAAGAAAGATAGATAAGGTTTCAGAAAAAAGTGAGAATAAAGATGAGGATGACTTCTGGTTAAGACTCATCGGAGATGATAAACCAGAAAAGCTCTCGTTCATTAAAGAAGCAAAAGTTCGTGAAGAAAAGATGCAACAAATAGCAGAGGAGAAAGCATTTCAAAGACTACAAGCAGAAAGAAACAGAGAAGAGATAGAAGTATCTCAATCTCAAGAAGAACTAGAAAACTCTATTGATGAAATTGAAGAAGAATTTAATATAGATTTAACTTCAAATGATCCGATAGTAAGAAAGACTAGACAAGATTTCTTAAAGTATGTAGAGAAAATTGCACCTAAAGACAGAGAGGGAGAGATTATTGCTTTTCCAGATATGTTATCTGCTTTTGAAACATTTAATCAATTACGAACAAAAACTTCAAGTAATGCTAGAGCGAAAGACTTAGCATCAAAAGGAGTGTCAAGACAAGGAGAGACAGCAACTGTTTCAAATGAAAGACCAACTTTTGATAATGTGGACGATTTAATAAAAAACTTTATCAGAAATGGTAATTAATAACTAAATATAATTTTATGCAACCAAATGTTAATGTAACTACAACAACAACAAAGTTTCTAGCTCCAGCATCAAATTAAATAGTTTATACCGCAAGAAATTGCAATGTTCTTTGAAATAGTATATAATATGGATATGTCAAACGCATATCACACTAAAGAAAAATATATCCAAATAGCTAATAAATTAAGAGGACAAAAGAGAAGTAAAGAAACTCTTGAAAGAATGTCTAAAGCCCGTATAGGTTATAAACATAGTCCTGAAACAATAGCTAAAATGAAAAAACCTAGAAGTGAACAAGCTAGAAAAAATATTAGCTTAGCAATGAAAGGAAGAACTCCTTGGAATAAAGGAAAGACAGGTATTTATTCTCCTGAAACTATTGAGAAATTAAGAATTGCAAATCTTAATAAAACACCTTCTGTAGAAACAAAAAAGAAATTAAGAAATTCAATGATTAAATATCATAAAAATAGGAATGAGAATTATGTTCCTAGAAGTTATGAAGATGGAGAATATTTCAGAAAAGCAGAACAAGTTAGACGAGATAGAATTAAAACTAATGGAGGAACTCATACAAAACAACAATGGGAATATCTAAAATTAGCACACAATAATCAATGTTTATTTTGTAAAAGAAAAGAACCTGAAATTAAATTATCTAAAGACCATATTATATCTATAAAAAACGGAGGTACAAATGATATTAGCAATATCCAACCATTATGTATCTCTTGTAATTCAAAGAAAGGATAAACTAACCAGTGCTGGTAAAACCAATTCTAATATACGGCGAAGACCCTGAAGAGGATAACGCCTAGGAAGGTAGAAATACCACCTACAACGACTAAACGAATTGGGCTTCAATAAAAGAAGTATGTAATAGTCTGAACTGTCGCAATAACAAAAAGAAACGACAGAGAAGAGGTCAAGTGTAAAAACACTTTAAAGAAGAACCTTTTCCGCCACACAAGTGGTCATTAAAGTAACAGATTGGGGTAGATACAGTTCTTCGTAGTAACTTTTTCTTCGGAGAAATCTTAGGAAAAACAAAAGAATGGAATGGTGCTTATATGGAATTTCCGATTAAATATCAGAAAGGTGTTACTTCAGTAGCATTTAATGGTTTTGACCAACTTCCTACATCACAAATTCCAGTATCTGTTTCAATGACTTTCTACCCTAAACTTATTGTTTCTCCATACTTCAATACAATGAAGATTTTGGAAAATGTGGGGTAGTAAAATCTTTTCTAATATACGGCGAAACTCCCAACTGAGATAAGTGGACAACGCCTTGCAAGAACTTTGACAATATAATATGTGTAGGATATAATGTAAGTATGAATAAAACTATTTATGCTTACGGTGCAGGATTATTTGATGGAGAAGGGTATATTGATATTTATCAAGCTACTCTTTCTAAGAACAGTAAAAGTCGTTCTCTTTATGTTAGAGTTATTATCTCTCAAAAAGATGGACAAGTAATGAGCTGGCTTGAAAATAACTTTGGTGGTTATGTAAGAAAAGAAGTTAGAAATAGCAATTACATATATCGTTGGAGTATTTCATCAAAATCTGCAATTAAGTTTCTAAAAGATATTTATCCATATCTTCAAATAAAAAAAGAACAAGTAAAACTTGCCTTACAGTTTGAAGATACAAAAGGTAACTATTTAGATACATTAAAAGGACATCAAGGATTTAGGAAACTATCAGATGAAGAAATTAAAGGTAGAACAAAAATTAAAGATGAACTAAAAAAACTTAAAAAAGAATACACTCCTTATATTGAAAAAGTTTAGCAACAACGACTAAACGAAAAGACATTCGTAAGAATGATGTAATAGTCTGAACTGTATAGGAATATACAGAGAGATACTCGAATGAACTCATAATCCATTCCTCGGAAGCAGTATCTCCGCTCGAAAGAGTAGTAACAAAATGACATTCGTAGCAACAAATGTTGCTCTATCAGGATCAGATTTGTCTATTAATAAAACTCCTCTACAAAGAGTAAATCTTATGAAGACTATGATGTCATCAAGAGCACAAGATGCAGCTGATGATATTGGTAATCTTTTCCAAGCAGATGGAACAGCAAATGGTGGAAAAGCACCTAATGGTCTTGGTAATATCGTAGATGATGGAACAGTCGCTTCAACTTTTGGAGGACTTTCAAGAGCAACTTATGCAGGTCTAAATGCTACTGTTACAGCAGCACCCTCAAACAAAGTTTCTCTATTAGCAATCAGACAATTAGCAAACAGTATCACTGATGATAATGTAGCACCTGACTTTGCAATAACTGACTATACAACATGGTCATATATTGAACAATTAATCCAATCATTCCAAAGAAATACATATACAAACTTTGACAAAATGGATGGAGGAGCAGGTTTTGCATCATCAGGCTTGATCTGGAATGGTTTAACTATCTATCGTGATAAGAAAGTAGCAACAGGTACTTTATACCTTTTGAATACAAAATTCTTATCATTCTATGGTCTAAACTATTGGGAGGGAGAGTCAGTTTCTCTAAAGAGTGAAACAATCAAAGGAAATGTTTATGAATACAATCCATCAAATGCTGGTAAAGCATTTACATGGACAGGTATGGTTAAGGCTTATAATCAAGCAGCTGTTAATGGCTTCATGATTTTAGGAGGACAGATGATCTGTACTGCACCTTTCAGAAATGGAAAATTAACAGGTATCGCAGGTATCTAATTTATCAACAAATAATCAAAGAAAAATATGTCTTATATTTCAGATTTCAAATCAACAGCAATAGGATTATTCTCACAAGGAACATCTAATGCAACAGGAACAGGTATCGTAGAGCCTGACCTTTCAACAGCAGTTGGACAAAAGTTCTTAACATCAGATGGTAGAGAAGTAGCATTGGTTCAAAATGGAACAGTTGCTCTTGTGTCAGGTGTTTTAGTTCAAGCTCCAGCAATAGTTGCTAATCATCAACACTTAGCAGTTTCTGTATCAACAGTTTCAGCAGCAGCAGGAACAAATCAGATATCTGTAACTCTAGGTGCTACATTATTGACA